ATGCCGCGCGCGCTGAAATCGGGAGCAGGCTGGCTCGCCTCCGAAACGCCGGAGGTGGTGGCTGAATTTCTGGAAGGGCTAAGCGACAATGCGTTGCTTGCCCTGCCTTGGATGTTCGAGTTCTGGGCTTTGCCACATCAGCTTGCACCAGAGGGTGCCTGGAAAAGCTGGGTGATCATGGGAGGGCGCGGCGCGGGGAAAACCCGCGCCGGTGCTGAATGGGTGCGCAGTATGGTCGAAGGGTCGCAACCCCTTGATCCGGGGCGCGCCCAGCGTGTGGCACTTGTCGGGGAAAGCGTGGATCAGGTGCGCGATGTCATGATCTTTGGCGATAGCGGTATCATGGCATGTTCGCCCCCTGACCGCCGCCCGAAATGGGAGGCGAGCCGGGCGCGCCTGCTTTGGCCGAACGGGGCCACGGCAACCGTTTATTCGGCGCATAACCCCGAAAAGCTGCGAGGGCCGCAATTTGATGCGGCCTGGGTGGATGAGCTGGCGAAATGGCCAAATGCGCAGAACACCTGGGATATGTTGCAATTCTCGCTGCGGTTGGGGGAGCATCCGCAGCAGGTTGTGACGACAACACCGCGGAATGTCGAGGTGCTGAAGGCGGTGCTAAAGAACCCTTCGACGGTTTCCACCCATGCACCGACACAGGCCAACCGCGCCAATCTGGCGGCTTCGTTTTTGGAAGAGGTGGAGCGGCGCTACGCGGGCACGAGCCAAGGACGGCAAGAGCTGGAAGGTCTTTTGCTCGAAGAGGCCGAGGGTGCGATGTGGAGCCTGACACAGCTGGAACGAGGCCGGGTGGAACGTGCGCCGGCCTTGTCGCGCATTGTGGTGGCGGTTGATCCACCAGTGACGGGCCATGCGGGATCGGACGAATGCGGGATCTTGGTTGTGGGGGCCGTCACCGAAGGGCCGCCGCAGACATGGCGTGCCTTTGTGCTGGAGGATGCGAGTGTGAAGGCGGCATCCCCCGACACATGGGCACGGGCGGCGATTGCGGCCAAGGAACGCTATCAGGCTGACCGGGTTGTGGCAGAGGTCAATCAGGGCGGGGATATGGTGGAAAGTGTTTTGCGCCAGATCGACCCCTTGCTGGCCTACCGCGCCGTGCGGGCCACACGCGGCAAAGCCGTGCGTGCCGAGCCGGTGGCGGCGCTTTATGAGCAGGGGCGCGTCAGCCATCTGCCCAATCTGGGCAAGCTGGAGGATCAGATGTGCCTGATGACCAGCACCGGCTTTCAGGGCAAGGGCAGCCCTGACCGCGTGGATGCGCTGGTTTGGGCCTTGACCGACCTGATCATTGACGCGGGCGCAAACTACCAGCGGCCCACCGTTCGCACACTTTAACACAATTTAATCAAATTAGATCAGATTTGGTTTCAAGCCGAGGGGGCAGCGCTTCGCCCCCCGAGACAAAGACAAAGGAGCTGATCCAGATGGTTTTCGATTTCCTGAAACGCAGTGATGTTTCGGTGCCAGAGCAAAAGGCATCGGCCGCGGGGCCGGTGATCAACTACTCCGGCTCTGGCCGTGTGGCATGGAGCCCGCGCGATGTCGTGAGCCTGACCAAGACGGGCTTTCTCGGCAACCCTATCGGGTTTCGTGCGGTCAAGTTGATTGCCGAAACCGCGGCGGCGATGCCCTTGGTTTTGCAAGATTGCGACCGTCGTTATGAGATGCATCCGCTGTTGGCGCTGATGAAGCGCCCGAACCAGATGCAGGGCCGTGCGGAATTGATGGAGGCGCTTTACGGGCAGCTGTTGTTGTCGGGCAACGCCTATGTCGAGGCGGTGCAGGGCGCAACTTTGCTCCCGGGGGAACTGCATATTTTGCGCTCGGACCGGATGAGTTTGATCCCGGGTACGGATGGTTGGCCGGTCGCCTATGACTATACCGTAGGCGCACGCAAACACCGTTTTGATATGACCGGCGGTTTGGCCCCGATTTGCCATATCCGCAACTTTCATCCGCATGATGACCACTACGGGTTTTCGCCGATGCAGGCGGCGGCGGTGGCACTGGATGTGCATGTCTCGGCCTCTCATTGGTCCAAGGCGTTGCTGGACAATGCGGCACGGCCAAGCGGGGCGATCGTCTATAAGGGCATCGACGGGCAATCACAGCTGTCGAATGACCAATATGATCGCTTGCTGAACGAGATGGCATCGCATCATCAGGGCGCACGAAATGCGGGGCGCCCGATGTTGCTGGAGGGCGGACTAGACTGGAAGCCGATGGGGTTCAGCCCCTCGGATATGGAGTTCCAGAAAACCAAAGAGGCCGCCGCGCGTGAAATCGCGATTGCCTTTGGGGTACCGCCGATGCTTTTGGGCATCCCCGGCGATGCGACCTATGCCAATTACCAAGAGGCAAACCGTGCCTTTTTCCGGCTAACGGTTTTGCCCTTGGTGTCCAAGGTGACGGCCTCCTTGTCGCATTGGCTCTCGGGGTTCACCGGTGAGGAGATCGAGTTCAAAGCCGATCTTGATCAGGTGCATGCTTTGGCATCGGAACGTGACCAGCAATGGGCGCGGGTCGGGGCGGCAGATTTCCTGACCACGGCGGAAAAGCGGGCAATTCTGGGGCTGCCAGCCTTGGCAGAGGATGAATGAGCCTGCGCGGCAAGGATAGCGGTGGCTCTAGATACCTTTACGACAGTTTTGATGCGGCCACGGCGCGGATTGAGGCGAACGAACGGGTGGCCGAGGAACGCTGGGTCGGGCTGGAATACCGGCTTGGCCAGATCGAGGGTAGTCTGGACCGCTTGGAAAAGCGGCTTTGGCTGGGGGTTTACGGGGTTACGGCCTTTCTGCTGGCGCAGGGGGCCGAGGCGGTGCTGAAAGCGGCGATGAGGTAGGCAAATGGGATATATGGACAAACATGGCGCACCGGAGCGCAAATACTACGCCCCGGAAGAAGGCTTGACGGTGACGAATGGTCTTGTGATCGAAGGCTACGCGAGCCTCTTTGGTCGGAAGGATCAGGGCGGGGACGTGGTGCAAAAGGGCGCCTATGCCACCAGCCTGAAGGCGCTGGCGAAAGCCGAGCGGCGGGTCAAGATGCTGTGGCAGCATGATCCGGCGCAGCCAATCGGCATTTGGGACGAGGTGCGCGAGGATGGCGTAGGGCTCTACGTCAAGGGGCGCATCCTGCCCGAAGTTGACAAGGGACGCGAGGCGGCGGCTTTGCTTGCGGCAGGCGCGATTGACGGGCTTTCCATCGGTTACCGCACTTTGCGGGCCGAGAAGGATGGCAAGGGCCAAAGGCTCTTGTCGGAGTTGGAGCTTTGGGAAGTGTCGCTTGTGACCTTTCCGATGCTGCCAGAGGCGCGGGTAGCGGCAAAAAACGATGAGCTTGCCGATACCTGGCGCGGCGTGGCGCAGATCTTTGAAGATGCGCGCCGGGAGTTGGCCGCCCGTTAGGACGGCTTTTCACGACTGAAACCCAAGAAGGAAACGATGATGACCGAGACAAAGGCTCGGGCCGGGGAAGTTGTCCCTGAGGCCCTGCATCCGGGTGCGGAAGTGAAATCCGCCATGACCGGATTTTTAAAAGAATTCAGCGGCTTTCAGGCTGAGATGAAGACAGCGTTGCAACAACAGGAAGAGCGTATGACCATGCTTGATCGCAAAACGATGACCTACGGACGTCCCGCCCTCTCAGCTCAAGCTGAGGTCGATGTGCCCCATAAGAAGGCTTTTGATGCCTACTTGCGTTCGGGCGATGATGACGGTCTGCGTGGCCTTGTTCTGGAAGGCAAAGCGCTGAACACGGCTGTGAATGCTGAAGGCGGCTTTCTGGTTGATCCACAGACCGCAGAGACCATTCGTTCCAGCCTGAAATCGACGTCTTCGATCCGCGCCGTTGCCAATGTGGTGCAGGTTGAGGCGACCTCGTTTGACGTGCTGATCGACCATACCGATGTGGGCTCGGGTTGGGCGACAGAAACCAGCCCGGTGGTCGAATCCGGCACCCCCGCGATCGAACGCATCTCGATCCCGCTGCATGAGCTTTCTGCATTGCCAAAGGCGAGCCAGCGTTTGCTGGACGACAGCGCCTTTGACGTCGAAGGTTGGCTTGCCGGGCGCATCGCAGATAAGTTCATGCGTGCCGAGGCGGCGTCCTTTGTTGCTGGCGACGGTGTGGACAAACCGCGCGGCTTTTTGAACCATGCTAAGGTTGCGGATGGTTCGTGGACTTGGGGCAATCTGGGTTACATCGCGACCGGTGAGGCAGGTGATTTCTTCGGTTCCAGCCCGGCGGATGCGATTGTCGATCTGGTCTATGCGCTTGATGCGACTTACCGTGCCAATGCGACCTTTGTAATGAACTCCAAGACAGCCGGTGCTGTGCGCAAGATGAAGGATGCCGATGGTCGTTTCCTTTGGTCTGACGGTCTGGCTGCGGGTGAGCCTGCACGCCTGATGGGTTATCCGGTGCTGATCGCCGAAGACATGCCGGACATCGCCGCCAATGCTTATGGCATCGCTTTTGGTGACTTTGCTAGCGGCTATACCATCGCCGAACGCCCTGACCTGCGCGTCATGCGGGACCCCTTCAGCGCCAAACCGCATGTGTTGTTCTATGCGACCAAGCGCGTGGGCGGTGATGTTTCCGACTTTGCAGCAATCAAGCTGCTGAAATTCGCAGTCTCCTAAGCGGTATCTGCGAATGGCCCAGCCCTTGCGGGGCTGGGTCTTGGGTACGCGCTTGGGGTTCGACCCTGACCCGGGTTGTCTAGCTGCTCCCTCCGCCCGAGCGATGCGGGGTGCGTACCCAGACTTTTTTGCGGCAAAATTTTCGGAGAAACAAGATGATGTTGATCGAGCAAACAGCGGTTCCCTCAGCGGCGTTGCCGGTGACGGCGTTGAAACACCATTTGCGGCTTGGCACCGGGTTTGCCGATGACGGGATGCAGGACGGTTTGATTGAGAGCTATTTGCGGGCAGCTATGGCTGCGATTGAAGGTCGGATCGGGAAGATACTGATCTCTCGTGAATATAAGTGGAGCCTTGATGACTGGCGTGCGGGAGGTGAGCAGGCTTTGCCGGTGGCACCGGTATCCAACATCACCCAGGTTGCGGTGTTGGACCGTGATGAGCTGGCCGAGGTTGTACCTGCAGAGCAATACCGTTTGGTGCAGGATATGCACCGGCCAAAACTGCGGGCAAGAGGGTACATGCTGCCATCCATCCCGACCGCGGGCCGCGTGGAAATCGAATTCGTCGCTGGGTTTGGCCCGGCCTGGAACGATGTTCCCGCTGATTTGGGGCAGGCGGTGTTGTTGCTTGCGGCCGAATATTATGAGCGCCGCCATGAGGGCGGCTTGCGGTCCGAAGGCGGGCTGCCGCTGGGCGTAATCACATTGATCGAGCGTTGGCGCACAGTCCGCGTATTGGGAGGGGCTGGGGCATGACAGCAATTCATCTAACCCGCTCTCTGGTGCTGGAAGGCCCGGTAGAGGTCTCGGATGGGATGGGTGGATTTACCCTGACATGGGAGCCCTTGGGCACGCTTTGGGCCTCTGTCCTGCCCGGTACGGGGCGCGATGCCGCGGGTGAGGAAGTGGTCCTGTCCACGGTTCCCTACCGCATAACCGTAAGAGGGGCGCCGCAAGGGGCACCATCGCGGCCAACGGTTGGCCAAAGGTTTCGCGACAATATGCGGGTTTTCTGGATCCACGCGGTGACCGAGCGCGACGACAGCGGACAGTACCTCGTCTGTTTCGTAGAAGAGGAGATACTGGCATGAGCTATGGATCGGCGGCAGCACTTCAGACCGCGATTTACGGCCGTTTAAGCACGGACCCGCGCCTGGCAGGCGTATCCATTGTTGATGCGGTGCCTTCGGGGGGCGGCGCGGGTACATTCGTGCTGATCGGGCCGGAAGACGTCTATGACCAATCCGATAAAACTGGCGGAGGGGCCGAACACAGACTGACGGTTGCCGTGATCAGCAGCGATACCGGGTTCTCGGCGGCGAAAACGGTTGCCGTTGCGGTGTCGGACGCCTTGGTGGACGCGCCATTGACGCTGACACGTGGACGATTGGTGAGCATGCACTTTCGGCGGGCCAAGGCGATACGTCTTGATGAGGGCGGCGCGCGGCGGATTGATCTGAGCTTTCGGGCGCGGGTCGAGGATTGAATCTTGGCCCCATTGGGGCGCGACTTTTTGAAATGGAGATAAGCAATGGCTGTGCAAAGTGGCAAGGATCTGTTGATCAAGCTGGATATGGATGGGGACGGTAGTTTCGAGACAATCGCGGGCCTGCGGGCGACCCGGATCAGCTTCAATGCCGAAACGGTTGATGTGACCAGTCTGGAAAGTCAGGGCGGATGGCGTGAGCTTTTGGCCGGTGCGGGTGTAAAGACGTCTTCGATTTCCGGCTCCGGCGTGTTTCGCGATGCGGGCACAGATGAGCGCGCGCGTCAGATCTTCTTCGACGGCGAAATCCCACGTTTTCAAGTAATTATACCGGATTTTGGTGTGGTTGAAGGACCGTTCCAACTGTCGTCGATCGAATATTCGGGCAGCCATAATGGCGAGGCGACCTATGAGATGACGATGGCCTCCGCCGGCGCGCTAACCTTCACGGCACTCTGATGGAGAACCCATGGGCAGGAGAAGTCGCGGTGCTGCTGGATGGCAAACGCCATGTGGCCAAGCTAACACTGGGTGCATTGGCCGAGCTGGAGGCGGTTCTGGAAGCCGGGTCCTTGATCGAATTGGTCGAGCGCTTTGAAGCCGGGCGGTTTTCAACGCGTGATGTGCTGGCGTTGTTGGTGGCGGGCCTGCGTGGCGGCGGCTGGCAAGGAACGGCGGCAGATCTGCGTACGGTTGAAATCGGAGGCGGGCCGGTAGAGGCGGCGCGGATGGCGGCGGCGCTATTGGCGCGGGCGTTTTCGGTGCCGGGCGAGGCATGACAGGCATCGATTGGGCGGGGCTGATGCAAGTGGGGTTGCACGGCTTGGGGATGCAGCCGCAGGACTTTTGGCGGCTGACCCCTGTTGAGTTGCGGATAAAGCTTGGGGCTGCGGCCAGTACCGCGCCCTTGAGCCGCGCGCGCCTGGAGGACTTGGCGCGCGCCTTTCCTGACGTGAAAAAGGGAACGGAACATGGCTGATATCGAAGACCTGGAAGACCAGATCGCAGCACTTGAGCTAACGCTTGACGGGACCGGTAGCATGGTCTCGGCGTTTGACGGCGAATTGTCGCGAATGCGCGACAGCTTGGTATTTACGGGGCGGGAAGTGAATACCCTGTCCAACAGCATCGGTGGCGAATTGCGGCGGGCGTTTGATGGCGTGGTATTTGACGGCTTGAAGCTGTCGGATGCGCTGAAAGGCGTGGCCGAAACCATGATGGATACGGTCTATTCGGTTGCGATGAAACCGGTGCAAAGCGCCTTGGGCGGCTTGGTTGCGAACGGGCTGAATTCGGCTTTGGGCGGGATCATGCCCTTTGCTGACGGTGGCGCCTTTACCCAAGGCCGCGTGATGCCTTTTGCCAAAGGCGGTGTTGTGTCGTCACCCACCAATTTCCCGATGCGCGGTGGCATGGGGTTGATGGGTGAGGCGGGGCCAGAGGCGATCATGCCGCTGGCGCGCGGGGCTGATGGTCGTTTGGGCGTGCAGGCCGGAGGAAGCGCCCAGCCGATCACGGTGGTGATGAATATTTCCAGCCCGGATGTCAGCGGCTTCCAGCGTAGTCAAAGCCAGATCGCAGCGCAGGCCAGCCGTGCATTGGCGCGCGGGCAACGGAACAGGTAGGGGCAAAACATGGCTTTTCATGAGATACGGTTTCCGGCAAACCTGAGCTTTGGCTCTGTCGGCGGGCCCGAGCGGCGCACAGAGATTGTTACGCTGGCCAACGGCTTTGAAGAACGCAACAGTTTGTGGGCTCATTCGCGCCGCCGCTATGACGCGGGGGTTAGCCTGCGCAGTCTTGATGATGTGGAGTCACTGATCTCCTTTTACGAGGCTCGGCAGGGTCGGCTTTATGGTTTTCGATGGAAGGATTGGTCTGACTACAAATCTTGTCTGCCCTCCAAGGAGCCGTCGGCGATGGACCAACCAATCGGTATTGGTGATGGCACGCGGCGGGTTTTTCAGTTGACAAAGACATATGTCTCGGGCGGGCAAAGTTATGCCCGACCTGTCGTTAAACCGGTGTTGGGCAGTGTTTTGCTTGCGATTTCTGGTGACCCGAAGATCGAGACGATCGAGTTTTTTGTTGATGTTGCGAAGGGAATTATCAGTTTCCCAACGCCTCCGGATGAAGGGGTTCGCATTACAGCAGGCTTTGAGTTTGACGTGCCGGTACGATTTGACACAGATGCAATTCAAACCGCGGTGTCATCCTTTCGGGCGGGCGATATGCCATCCGTTCCAGTGGTGGAGGTTCGGGTATGACAACGGGAAAAGAGGGGCTTTTAGCACATCTCGAAAGTGGTACGACCACGGTTTGCCATGCCTGGGGGATCGAACGCAAAGACGGGACGTGGTTCGGGTTTACGGATCATGACTGTGATATTGTCTTTGGCGGGCAGGTCTATAAGGCCAATTCCGGGCTGACGGCGCTCGCGCTGCAACAGACCACGGGCCTGTCGGTGGACAACACCGAAGCAACGGGTGCCCTGTCTATCTGGCGGTAACAGAATCGGATATTCTGGCCGGTCGTTTTGACGGTGCGTCCTTGACCGGCTGGCAGGTGAATTGGGCAAATACTGATCACCGTGCGCTGACCTTTCGGGGTACAATCGGAGAGCTGTCACGTGCCGGCGGTGCGTTTCATGCCGAGTTGCGTGGCTTGACCGAAGCTCTTAACCAGCCTCAGGGGCGCGCATTCCAGCGTAGCTGTTCTGCAGTTTTGGGGGATGTTAAATGCGGCTTTGACCTGACACAGCCAGGGTTCTCGGAAGAAATCCCGCTGGAGAGGGTGACGCAAAACCGCATATTCCGCTTCTCTGGCTTGTCAGAACATAGCGAGTGCTGGTTTGAAAAAGGGCGTCTGACCGTCTTGTCGGGTGCTGCAAAAGGATTGGTCTCGATTATCAAGAATGATTGTCTGGAAGATGGTCAGCGGGTGATCGAGACATGGCAGCAGATACCCCTGCCGTTGCTTGAAGGAGATATGATCCGGCTTGAGGCGGGCTGTGACAAACGCGGCGCAACCTGTCGATTGAAGTTCGCCAACTTTGTGAATTTCCGTGGGTTCCCAGATATTCCCGGCGAGGATTGGCTGACCTCCTATCCCGTTTCGACACAAGCGAATACCGGCGGGAGTTTGGTGCGATGACTCCATTACAATCGCGTATTGTCGCAGAAGCGCAGGCTTGGATTGGCACGCCGTATATTCATCAGGCCAGTAGTAAGGATGCAGGCACTGATTGCCTCGGCCTGTTGAGAGGGATCTGGCGTGAGGTGCAAGGGCCGGAGCCAGAGGTGGTGCCTGCCTATACCCCGGACTGGTCCGAGCCGAGCCGTGAAGAGGTGTTGATGCGTGCGGCCTGTCGTTGGCTGCGGCGCAAGCCTTTGGGGGATCTTGCACCGGGTGATGTTTTGCTGTTTCGGATGCGAAAGGGAAGCGTTGCCAAACACTTGGGCATTGTCGGCGCTGTGGCGCCTCAAACGAAGTTTATCCATGCCTACACGGGGCATGGCGTTATCGAAAGCCCGCTGTCAGAGCCGTGGGTCCGGCGCATCGCTGCGCGTTTTGAATTTCCATAAAGGAGTGCTGTAAATGGCGACGATTCTTCTGTCAGCTGTTGGGGCCGCCGCCGGGGCGGGTTTTGGGGGCACAGTTTTGGGCCTGTCTGGTGCGGTCATTGGCCGGGCGGTTGGGGCAACCTTGGGCCGGGTGATTGACCAGCGTTTGATGGGCTCGGGTTCAGAAGCTGTGGAAACAGGGCGGATCGAGCGCTTTCGTTTGACCGGAGCGTCGGAAGGTGCATCCGTCCCGCAGGTCTACGGACGTATGCGCGTCGCAGGGCAAGTTATCTGGGCTACGCAGTTTCAAGAAACCTCATCGAGCAATCGTAGCGGCGGGAAGGGTGCGCCGCAGCAAACCGTGACCAGTTATTCTTATACTGTCAGCTTTGCGGTTGCCCTTTGCGAAGGCCAGATCTCTACGGTTGGCCGGATATGGGCTGACGGGATAGAGATCGACCCCGACAGTCTCAATCTGCGTATTTATCGCGGGACAGAGGACCAGTTGCCCGATCCGAAAATTGAGGCGGTGGAGGGCTTGGGCAATGCACCTGGCTATCGCGGGATTGCCTATGTGGTGGTTGAAGACCTTGATATTTCTCGTTTTGGCAACCGTGTGCCTCAGTTCACCTTTGAAGTCGTGCGTCCGGCTCAAGGGCAATATGCGCAAACGACAACTGACCTTTCCCGTGCAATTCAGGCCGTGGCAATGATGCCCGGGACGGGCGAATATGCTTTGGCTACAACTGCGCTGCACTACAACGATGGCCCCGGCCTAAGCCGTAGCGCCAATGTGAACTCGCCTTCCGGTAAGGCGGATTTTGCGACCTCCTTGCAGCAAATGCGGGGAGAACTGCCAAATGTCAGATCTGTATCTTTGATTGTATCGTGGTTTGGCGGGGATCTGCGCTGTGGAGAGTGCTTGATTCAGCCAAAGGTAGAGCAGAACACGCAGGACGCAGAAAAAATGGCGTGGCGCGCTGGTGGCATTGGACGCAGTCAGGCGCAAGAGATTGTCAAAGAGTCTGACCGCTCCATCTATGGCGGCACACCTTCGGATGCATCTGTCATCGAGGCGATTAAAGCTGTGCGCGATGGCGGGCAGGAGGTGATGTTCTATCCTTTTGTTCTGATGGATCAACTCTCGGGAAATACCCTGCCGGATCCTTACTCTGATGCAATGTCCCAACCGGTTCTGCCGTGGCGCGGCCGCATTACGCTTTCAAAGGCGCCGGGCCGCAGCGGGGGGCCAGATCGGACTTTGGCAGCCGAAGCAGAAGTCGCGGATTTTTTCGGTGCGGCACAGGCAAGCGATTTCACGGTCAATGGTGATGTCATATCCTATAGTGGGCCGAGCGCGTGGCACTATCGTCGGTTTATCCTGCATTACGCTCATCTTTGCGCGGCTGCGGGAGGGGTTGAATCCTTTTGCATCGGCTCCGAAATGCGGGGATTGACCCAAATTCGCGGGCAAGGGGATAGCTTTCCGGCTGTCGAAGCCATGCGCCAATTGGCAGCAGATGTGCGCGCCATATTGGGTTCGGACACCAAGATTACCTATGCGGCGGATTGGTCGGAATACTTTGGCTATCAGACCGATGGGAATGTGTATTTTCATCTTGACCCGCTCTGGGCAGATGAAAATATCGATTTCATCGGCATCGATAATTACATGCCGCTATCGGATTGGCGTGATGATGATGATCAGGCAGACGCGGCATACTCTGCGGTCTATGACCTGGATTACTTGCGCAGCAATGTGATGGGGGGTGAGGGTTATGATTGGTATTATGACAGTATCGAGGGGGAGCTTGCGCAACGGCGCTTGCCGATCACGGACGGGGCTTATGATGAACCTTGGATCTACCGGTATAAAGACCTCAAGAATTGGTGGCTGAATCCACATCATAATCGCATTGATGGCGAGCGTTCACTGGTTTCTACCGAATGGATTCCGCAATCAAAACCGATCCGTTTCACCGAATACGGGTGTGCGGCTATCGACAACGGAACCAATCAGCCCAATAAGTTTCTGGACCCGAAATCATCGGAATCGAGCCTGCCCAAATATTCTAACGGGCGGCGAGACGATACGATCCAGATGCAATATCTTCGGGCAATGGCGCTGGAGTGGGCAGATCCGGCAAGCAATCCGATATCTGCCATCTATGAGGAGCCGATGGTGGATATGTCGCGCGCCCATGCCTGGGCATGGGATGCACGGCCGTTTCCGCAGTTTCCAAATAATGGGGGGCTTTGGTCAGATGGTGAAAACTACGGGCGTGGTCATTGGCTGACAGGACGGAGCGCCAATCTGCCGTTGGACATCGTTGTGGCGGAAATATGTGAACGCTCTGGCATATATGATTTTGATGTTTCGGAATTATTCGGCGTTGTGCGCGGCTATACGCCCGATGGGGTTGGCTCAGCCCGGGCCGCTTTGCAACCTTTGATGTTGGCGTATGGCTTTGAAGCCATTGAGCGCGACGGCGTGCTGTTATTTCAGATGCGGGGCAACAAACCTGCAGTTTCTGTTGATCCAGAACAGCTGGTTGAAACCTCTTCGCTTGACGGGATCATTGAAACCCTGCGCACCCCTGATGCAGAAACCGCGGGGCGCGTGCGGCTGAATTTCATTGAGGCGGAAGCTGATTTCGGGAACCGCCAGGTAGAGGCCATCTTTCCCGATGAAGAGAGCTTTGGCGTATCGCAAAGTGAATTGTCCCTTGCGTTAACGGATAATGAGGGACGAAGCATCGCCGAACGTTGGCTTTCAGAAGCGCGGGTGGCACGCGACACGGCGCGGTTTGCGCTGCCGCGCTCTTTGGCCAAACTGGGAGCTGGTGATATTGTCGACCTCGATGGCCAAGCATATCGAATTGACAGGGTCGACCTATCGGAATTTGCTTTGGTTGAAGCAATTCGTATAGAGCGCTCAGTTTATACGCCCTCAAACACATTTGAGGATCGTCGTCAGGTCAATACATTTGTGCCGCCAACCCCTGTCTATCCTGTATTTCTCGATCTGCCATTGATGACAGGAGAAGAAGTGCCATACGCGCCCCATATCGCGGTAGCAGCCCGTCCTTGGCCGCAATCCGTGGCGGTATGGAGCGCGGCATCCGATGCGGGATATGGGCTTAACCAGATTATTTCGCAGCCCGCAGTCCTAGGCGTTACGCAAACAGAGCTGGCCGCCGCCCCTTCGGGATTATGGGACTGTGGTGCGCCCTTGCGCATTAAACTGAGCAATGGTGCGCTATCTTCAGCCGACAGTCTTGCAGTTTTGTCTGGAAGAAATGCCCTTGCGATCGGCGATGGAAGTCCGGGCAACTGGGAAACATTCAGTTCCAGGACGTCGCACTGATCGAGCCTGGGATATATGAGATAAGTCAGCGCCTGCGAGGGCAGCTTGGCACTGATGGCATAATGCCCGGGGTCTGGCCGGTAGGAAGTATGGTCATCCTGCTTGATGACGCTTTGACGCAGCTTGACCTTTTACCGTCCGAGCGGGGCTTGGCGCGGCATTACCGTATCGGGACGCTGGCGCGTGGGGTCGACGATCCGAATGTTATTCACCGCATCGAAGCATTCACTGGTGTCGGGTTGAGACCATATTCACCCGTTCATTTGCGCGCAAAGCTGTTGCCAGGGGGGGACCGTGAAATCACTTGGGTGCGGCGAACCCGGATTGATGGCGATAGCTGGGAATCCTTTGAGGTTCCATTAGGAGAAACCCAGGAACAATACCTAATCCGCGTTATGGTTGGTGGTATTATTGTTCGCGAGCAGGTGGTTATACAGCCAAGCTGGACTTACTCCCTTGCGCAATTTGAGGCTGACGCCGCACCTGGCGGAACGTTGATGGTGGCGCAAATATCGGACCGGTTCGGGCCCGGTCCATTTGCAACGCTAGCCCTGTCGGCGTGA